TCTTTACGTTGGTAATTGCTGCCATTTCGTTCGGTCGAGCGGCATATTTGCCCGACTTTGCAACACCTGCCCGCCAAAGGGCGTCGGTCAGAGTTGTGGAAATATCTGCCGATTGCCCGGTGCGGTCAACCAAGTAATAATGACGGATACCGTCCTGCCCTTTTGACAGGTAATAAGCGTCGGTCGGGGGGGTGTTGTCGTCAAGGTTGATATTTCCCGTTGCCGCAAGCGTGCCATCCGCATTCAATGCGAAAGCGTCCATGTTCTCGGCTGCCGAGCGGGATAGTTCCTGCCGCAAGGTTGGCAACACCGCAACAATGCCGTCCTCGTCAAGGTCGTATTGCCAATCCACCTCGGCAATAATTTCGGTTGCCGTGAACGTGGTTGCAGCGGTTTCGGGGTCTTGTGCCGATGGTGCAATACCCCCGGTTGCTTTACGCCAATTTATCGCACCCCAAGTCAAGGGGTAATCCCAAGGGTCTGTCGGCATTGCAACCCGCCCAACGGCACCCACGATTTTCGACTGCAGAAAGGTATCTGCCCACAACTCCGCCGCCAAACCACGGGGAACAAGTTCGTCGCCCGCTCCGGGGGTTGTTGCATCGAGCAACTTGGTCATTTCAGGGGAATTGGCTCTCGCTCCGTTTTCGTCAATGGAGCGTATTCGGTTGATAAAGTTCCCGGCAAACTGCACGTCGGACAACTTTTCACCAACAAATTTCCCGCTCTGGATAATGGGCACCTTTTCCCGGAACCCTTTTTCACCAACCCAAACATGCTCGCCCAAATCGGGGTCATCACCCTTGCGGTTGGGGTGTTCCTCAAACGCTGCCGCTTGCTTTTCTTCCATAAGCTCGACAACCCGCTCCGCCAATACATTTATATCCAATTCGTCGGTTTCGCCCTTTGCGTGTTTTTCCTTCAAAAGGTTGGTCACTTCCGACATACCGGATAACAGTTTTTCTAGCTGATCTTTTTCGCTCATTATAAAGTCTCCTTGATTGTGTCTAATAATTTTCCCATTTGACCAAATAAATTCTCAAGCTGCACCCGCTTTGCTTGTGCCCGTTGTTGGTTGATAGCATCGATGTTCGGCACAACCATCGGGTTTTCGCTTGAAAGTTCTTGTTCCATCATAAGGGATTTTGCTGCCAAACGCAAGGCGTCACGGTTTGACGGCACCGTTACAATACTATATTCCAGCAACTCCCACTCGTTGAAATATATGCCACCCCAAAAGTCCTCGGCGTCACGCAATTCCCACTCCAAAGGCATAAACCCAATGGAAACGGCGTTCAAAAACTTCGCTTCCCACAACCGCCGGGTATCGTCCGCCCGTTCATTTATGCCCCATTCTGGAAATTGGAACGTTGACTTGACGCCCTTGCCCGGTATAACCTCTAAGTTCAACGCTCGGGCAACTGGGAACTCCCGGTATTCGTGCCCAAACAAAACAACCGGGTTCTTTAGGAAGGGCGTAAAATCCCCCCCGGCTGCAACAATAATATCGACGTCCCGGTCTTCGGTTTCGGTTGTAATAAATACGTCGTGTATACCTTTTTCAAGGTCGATTTCTTTGCTTTCCGCAATATAAGTCCTGTATTGTATGCTCATTATTTTACTCCTTTAGGTTCGCCGTCATACCGCATCGGCAATTGATTATTTCGCCCGCTTCCCCGGTTGGGTCGCCGGGGTGCATAAGCATTGAATTTCCAACCGTGAACACTTGCCCCAACCCCACGGTCTGATCGTGGGCGTCATGGTGCGAGTCCCTTTCCCTGCCGTCCAAACTGGTCAACCAAGTTTTGCTCTTTACAACCTCACTTTGCTTCCATGCTTCTTCGGTTGCAAAGTTTTGAGCCCCGGTCATGGTTGTTCGGGCAATACGCTCCGTCTGGTAATCCGATTTCCTGTCGCCAAAATACGCCGACAACCGCTCCATTATATCGGGTATTCCTTCCCCAAGTTCTTCCGCCTCGGTAAACAGGTCAACCAACCCGGCATAAGTATTTTCGTTTATTATGCGGGACGGGGTTTGTAAGGCGTATTCAATACCCGCTGACACGCCGGGGGCATTCAAATCAAACGCCGTTTCCAGCAACAACAAACCAAGTTCCTCTTGCCCAATGGTTTCCACGGCGTCAACAATGGTGCCTTCGATTGCATCCATCCACAAACGGATTTCACTCTCCACGTTGAATATTTCCGAAACAGGGGGCAAATCATCTGCCGCCTTGCCCCACTTTTTCAACTCCTTTTTATACTTGCCCCTGCCCAACGTTGACCGCTCCCGCAACGCTTGCCCAACCTCGGTTTGCTGCCGCTGCAATTCCCGCTTTGCTATCCGCTGCAACCGCTCCACAAACGGGGCAGCCTGTTCTTGTTGCTGCTCATAAATGCCCCGGTGTTCATCCGAACCAAACTCAACCGCTTTATCTTCTGTCAAAACACCCGACACCACGGTTTTCCGGGCGTCTACGGCGTTTATTTCAAGCGAAACGGGTGTTGCAAGGGTCGGGGGTGCAACTGCCCGCTCAAGCGTTGTTCGGTCTGTTCTAATCCAAGGTATATCCCATCCCTCATATTCATCAATCCCAAGGGAAAGGTATTGATTTATTTGCTGCACCGGGACACCCCAATCGAACATTGTTTCGGCAAGCTCAAACTTGCCCGATAAGTCCTCTTGTAATTGGGACACCTCGCTCAAATCGGTGCCAATTGTTTCGTTGGGTTTTATCATTTTATAGTTACGGAACCAACGGGTCAATTTGTTATCCCTTATGCCAATAAGGGGCACCAAAGTCAGCGTCCATAAGACCCGCTCTGCCCTGTCGAAATTCTCATAAGTGTCTTTCCCAAACCCCATTATTTCATCGGGCACCCCAAACAACGCCCCAATTTCATCCCGCACCATTTTTCGCTGCTCCAACCACTCCAAATCCTTCGGCGGGAAGGATAACATTTTCACGTCAACAATACCGTCCTCCAGCACGAGCGGCTTATGGGCATTTGTGCCCCCTTGCTGCTCCATAAGGTCCCGGATAATTTCTTCTTTTTCGCTGCCCGTTACCCCTTGCGGGGAAACAATTGCGTAATCGGGTCTTGCTTGGTTCCTGAAAAACAAAGTCGTCCATGCTTGGGTAAGTTCGTTTATTACAACCGACGATTTTACGGCATTTATCGGGGCAAGTCCCCGCCAAACCGACAACGGGTTTGTGTATTTTATATGGATAAATTCTTCCGGTTGCAGCTTGTAAGGGTCGCCCTCGTTGTCCTCAATACTGTACTCCGCAACCCTTTTGTATCTTGCCCCCCCTTCGCCCGGACGGATATAAAATATGTTTGGCTGCCTTGCCCACAACTCAAGCGGTTTTGCCTTGCTGCCGCCGAACACAACTTCAAGACCCATTTCGCCCCCCAAATCCATATCCAAAACCCATTCACGCCAAAGCTCGCCCGCCCCGGTTTCGGGGTTGGGGTTTTGCAGCAATACGGTTATTGGGTGATTGTCCAGTATCTCGCCGTCGGCGTCCACAACCCCCACGTCAAGGGCAGCAATGTTATCCGCTTTGACCGTGATTGCTTTATGCACCCATTCCCCGGTTTGGTAATAACGGGCGTTGCTCAAAAATGATTGATATGATTGCTCCCCAACGCCCTCGGAAGATGAAGAAAATACGTGCAAACGGTTTGCAAGTTCCGGGTGCAGGTCTAACAACGGACTTTTGAGCCGCTTTGTTATTTTGCTTATATAACCCGGTGCGGTGTTTGCTGCCCTTTTCAATGCTTGACCCATCTCATAAAGTATGTCCATTTTTACCTCATACCTTCCGGTCTAATAAAATACCGAACCCGGCTGCCATCGCCGTCGCATTTACAGATACATCGACCTGAACTTTTATATCTGATTTGGCTGCAAAGTTGTTCGGCACCTGAAAACAATGCCTGTCGTGGGATGCACCCCCCAACGCCAAACCCATTATATCCTTAAGCTGGAACACCTCACCAAACGGGCGAACAAACAATTTCGGGGTCGCCGTTGCGTTGGCAGGTATTGCCGCCGCCAATGACGTCCACCATTCATGAAGCAGTCCAATATAGCCGTTGGGGATTGTATAAATTGACATAAGGGTCTGATTGTTGCCGATATCGATATGTGCCCGGACTTTTGCCTCCGTGTCCGGAACCCCGCTGCCAATGGTATCGTCAATATAAACATAAATCGACCCGGCGTTGTTGGTTGTGCCTTTGTTCTTTATCCTGAAAACCCTCATCCACGTTACCCCGGTTCCAACCTCGGTCTTGGTTTGCCCGGCTGCCGCTTGTGTTACGGTTTGCAAGTCCCAATTCTCGTCCAGCCCTTGGATTTCGTAGTCTTGCGTATCCCCCCCGGCGGAACTGGATATATAAAGGGTTTGGGCAGCGGTATCATAAGTATAAATTTCAGCCCCAACGTGAGAACCATAATCCCAAACATCGGCGTCAACCGCCGACTGAATTGAGGGGTTGCTGCCGAACTTGTTCATGTTGAGAAAACCAAGAACATTCCCGGCTGCAACACGCCAACCAAAGGGGGCGTTTCGTATTTCGTCGCTCATAATTTACTTCTCCTCGTCTTTGGGGGGTTTGGGCATAAAGTGTCTTGCCCTTACCCAAACCCAATTTGAAAATGCCTCGCAACCGTGGTCGTCGCCGTCCAGCGGTTTTTCGTTGTCCCGTTTTTTGCCTTCTTCCGGGTATCTGTAATCCGATGTTATTTCACCGAGCCAATTTACACAACGTTTATGCACCTTTAGAACCCGTCTGCCCTGCCCGTCAACAATAAGGGGGCGAACTGCTTTTATCCCATCAACAACCATATGAGGGATTGACCGGGCAGGTATATCGGCAAGGCGAAACCGCTTTTTTAATGCGGGTGCCTCGCTTGACCCCACGGCAATTTCGGGCAAAGGTAATTGTCGTTCCTCGAGCCTGTCTTTTATTTCCTGTATTGTGTCTTCCTCAAGTTTTCGCTTGTGGTAGATCTCGTCAAATACCAATATTTCGGTTGCCGTTTTCTGGATGAACAGGATAACACGGGGGTCAATAAACCCGTCGTCATATGCAAGTTCAATCGGTTTGGTGCGGTCGGGTTCCTGCTCCGTTAGGTTGCCGTCAATATACGGTTCAAACTCGGCGTATACAACCCCTTCTTCCTGCACCCATAACCCATTTACCAAACGGTCACGCAACACCCCTGTCAACATATCCAAATACACCTTATAAGCGGGTGACAAATGGGGGTTGTCCATGACGCTTGATTTATATATGGTCGCCTTGTTTTGCATCATAAGCTGACGGTGTATATAATGGTTTGGTCCGCCGGGGTTGGTTGATAAAATTGCTTGGTTCCAACCCGCCTTTGTGCCCCGCAACCTTGCAAACCCCTCAAAAAAGTCCTTTTCCTCAAATGCAATCGCCTCCTCAAACCAAATAATATCCAACCCGCCCTCGATACCAATTGACCTGACTTTTTGACGTTGCTTTTCATCGTACATTCCACCATAAGCAAGGATTGACCCATTGGAATACTCAAACCTGTTCTTGGTTTGCTTGTGGATGCAGCGAGGGTCGCCGCCCACAATCAACCGCTCATAAAACAAGACCGTCGAGTTGGTCATTGTTTCCCGAGCCTTGCGCAACATGAGCCCCATTGCACCCGGATATTTCAGCATGAAAGCATGGACTTTTTCGGCTGCCAAACGTGACTTGCCCCCGCCCGCCGACCCCGTGAGCAACATAATATGACTCTTATCCTTCCAAGGGGCATATTGCCACGGAAGCGGCTCAAACGGTGCAATCCATTGCTTGTTTGCTTTATGCGTCTGTATCTTTTCCGTCGCTAACATCGCTCTCCGGTTCGTCCCAATCATCAGGCGAAATGCCAATATACGCCTTTACTGCACCCGGTATCCGTATTTCCGTCGGGGCGTCGAAACCTCGTATCTGACAACGCTTGTTTATACACCATTGAACCCCCGCCAAAAACCGGGGGTCGCCGCTCTGTCCTTCGCTTCGCTCGGTTCCCTCTTGCCGAGCATTTATTTTCCCGTCCCCTTTTACCGCCTTTTTGGTTACAACTTGCCTGTCCTTTTTTGAGTGTGCCCACGCATCCCAATACTCAAGCTCAAGGTTGTCTATTTTGGCAAGTTCCCTCGCTTTCGCCTTGTCAAAATTGCGGTCTGCCCGCTTCAACCAACGCCCCTGAAGGTGTTTTATATCGTTGGAAATAGTCGCCGGGGACAATTGCAGCTTGACGGCAATATCCGCTTGCAACATGCCTTTATTGTAATAACGGGAAATAATACGCCTATCCCGAGCAAGTTGCCCATTGGAACGCCGTTTACCAGTCTTTTTCTTGTCCTCTTTTTCCTCACTCATTCAATTTATCCCAAGGAACAACATCTTTACTACTAAATCCAGCAAGGATACACCGCTGCCGGAACTGCTCCAACGCCCGCTTATCGCCGCACGTCGCAAGCTCAAACCACGCAACACCCTCGTCGACCCAAGTATGAATTGCTGCATGACTTTCAGCAATCAAAACCAAACCCGACAACCCCCCGCCGGGGAATAAATGTTGTATCGAACTCATCACCGTTACCCCGGTCAACCCGTTTACTATGATCAAAAACTCATGCCAAACCGCAACCGGGTCGGTATAGTCCCCCGGCACCGAGAACTCAATTGTTTCAACGCCAAAAATATATTTATTCTTCTTCATCTGGAAAACTCACCTCAACTTCCCCGCAAGCTGCAACCGCTGCCCGCCAATCCCCTTTTACAAACACCAAAACGTTTTGATGTGTCTTGCCCAATTTACGCCCGCTCACAAACGCCCGCCCTGCCCGAACTGGCAACGTCCCGGCGGGGGTGATATAAACCGCCTCGTTATATAAGCTGCACCCGGCGTCAACAAACGCCCGCACCGTTTCCCCAACAAAGTTTCTATAATTCCCGTCCTTGTCCCTTATATCCCCCACAACAAAAAAGGCAAAACGGTCGTCCTTCATTCTCCTGACGCTTTCTAAGATTATTTTTCTGTAGATTGTTAGGAAATCCATGTATTCCATCGTAGAAAGGTCAAGGGGGTTATCGCTATAAACCTCCAAGTCCCCATAAGGGGGGCAACACATCAAAAAATCGGCGTCCTCCCCAACCAAATCAAACACCGCTTGCCCATCCCCGCAAAT